GAGTTATATTATGCCACTACCTAAGATTAATCATCCTGTTTTTAAACTAACAGTACCATCAACAAAAAAAGAAGTTAGATTTAGACCTTTTCTTGTAAAAGAAGAAAAGATTCTATTGATGGCTAGAGAATCTGATGACGAGACTGATGTAATGATGGCCGTTAAACAGATCGTTAACAACTGCGCAATTGATGAGATTGATGTTGATAAACTTGCTATTTTTGACCTTGAATATCTATTCATACGCATACGCGCACAATCTGTAAACAACATCGTTGAAGTATCATACAGAGATTATGAAGATAATCAGCTCTATGACTTTGAAGTAGATCTGAATACGATAGATGTAAAATTTCCAGAAAAGATTGAAAGCACAATCAAATTATCTGATGATAGCGGATTCGTTATGAAGTTTCCTGAGGCTTCTATCTTTAGCGATAAGAAGTTTTTTGAATCAGGAAATGAGACATTTTTCCAGCTTGTAATTCGCTGTATAGATAAGTTTTATGACGAGAATAACGTATATCCAGCATCAAGTTATGACGTAAAAGAAATTGAAGAATTCCTTGAGAATTTGGATGTTAAGACCTTTGAAAAAGTTCGTTCTTTCATGGCAAATCAACCTACTCTTTATTATGCGATCAACTACAAGAACAGCAATGGTAACGATCGACAGATTGAGATGAAAACCTTATCTGATTTTTTTACCTTGCGCTGAATCATACTTCATTAGAAAATTACTATTTGACAATGTTTTCTATGATCCAGCATCATAAATATTCAATAACAGAATTAGAAAATCTGATACCTTTTGAGAGAGATATTTATGTTCAGATGATAATGAATCACCTAGCGGAAATGGAAGAGAAACAAAGAAATGGCTAAATTTGCGAAACCAGCTGATGATGATGCGCCAGTGGCAGCTCCTGCTCCTGCTGTTACTGTGATTGATGTGAACAATAACAATAATCAAGCATCTTCAACGATGGCTCAGCAAACTGTGCAAATGCAACAGCAAACAGCACAAGCCCAAGCAACAGCTTCTGTTGGCTTGGCTCAGACCGCTATTGATGAAAAGATAGTAGACAGTCAGCTAGATAAACAAGAAGAACACTGGGTAAAGGCATACTGGCGTCCAGCAATGGGTTGGCTCTATATGGGTATCTGTTTTATGGACTTTATCGGATTCCCAGTCATATCTATGTTCCTACCTATTCTCTACAAAGGATCAGGCGTCCAGGTAGGTTATACCGCATGGCAGAGTCTATCTCTGTCTAATGGTGGTATGATTCATATCGCTTTCGGTGCTATCCTTGGTGTTGCTGCTTATACTCGTGGACAAGAAAAGTTGGCAAAGATAGGTAACTAATGGCTAATTTTACAGACGACGATCTAAAGAGACTCTTACAGCAGACTAATAATCCTGATATAGCAAGAACTGCGCAGGAACAGCTTGACATATCTAAACAGAATAAAGATTCCGCGAAAGAAGTTGCTAAAGAATCTGTAAAGACCACAAAAGAAGTTTCTGAGCTCAAGAAAGAGCAAAAAAAGACTAATGATGCTCTAAAAGAACTGATCAGCCTTACAAAAGAGCAGGTCAAGTTACAAAAACAGACAACTACATCAAAAACTGAAACCAAAGAAATGAAACAGAATGCTGACTATGGTGTAAGCTATGGTCCGACTCGCCCATTCTTTGAAGAAGTAAAGGGTCTAGTAAAAGAACTAAAAGTTGCGTCTAAACAGGATGTAAAAAAGAGAGATGGTTTTGGTACAGAAGAACCTGAAGTCGTTAGAGAATTAAAAGAACTAACAAAATCTATAACTAAATCTATTGGTGGTGCAGTCAAAGATATTGGTGATGATCTATTCGTAAAAGCATTTCCTGGCCTAAAAGGATTAGTTCAAAAAAGAGAAGAAAATAAACCAAAAGCCGAAAACAAATCAGGCGGTGGTATGTCTGAATCGACTGAGTCTTTTTCTAAGGCGATAGTCGAACAGCAGATGATGACGAATCAGCTGCTCAGAGATATGTTAAAATCTAACCAAGATAAAAAACCTGATGCAAAACCAGCTGTTACCGAACCAATCGTCCCTGAAAGAGAGAGATATGAGTTCAGAGAAAAAGCTGGTATGTGGGCCGATACGCACAAGGGTGTTGGTGGCGGTCAATTTATCTCTAGAAAAGAAGCTGAGAAATTAGGTCTTGGACAGAACGGCGAAAAGATTCGTTCATCCGAAAAACAAGACGGAGAGGCTGTTTCTAAGAGTGGCGTAAGCCAGAGCCTTTCTATGGAAAAAATAGAAGAGGCGATAAGCCGTAATGGTGATAAGATAGATACAGCAAATGGGTATCTAAAAGATATAGCTGATCATCTTACATCAACAAAACCACAACAGCAGCCACAAGCCAAGAAAGAAGAAGGTCCAGGATTATTAAGTAAACTTGCTGGTGGCGCTATGGATATCGCAGGCTCTGCTGGTAGCGGTCTAATGAGCGCTGGTAAAGGAGTATTAAGTGGCGCTTCTAAAGCTGCAGGTGCAGTAGTAGAAGGAGCTGGCTCAATAGCAACAAAAGCTGCGGGAGCTGTCGCCGAAGGTGCTGGTGCTGTAGCAACCAAAGTTGCTGGAGCTGCAAGTAATGCAGCGACACAAGGCGTAAGCAAATGGTCTAAATTCTTAACATTCTTAGAAAAGACTGCACCATCTGTGTTTAGAAGATTTATGGTCAGAGCAGGTAGTGCTCTCGCTGGTCTAGCATTACCAGGCCCAGGATGGGTGTGGACTGCTATAAATGTTTTAGGTTCTTTGGCGCTAGCATATGAAGTATATAATTGGTGGAAAGAATTCTCATCGCAAAAAGATGAAGAAGATAAAGAATTACCAGAAGATCAACAACAGGCTGGTAGAAATAATCTTGAAGACAAAGGCGACATTAAACCAGAACCAGAAGCTGCAGGACCAGTAAAATCTGAAGCACCAATTGTTGCCACAAAACAAAACACACCACAAATTGTTTCTTCCAACGATAATATGCCCGATATTTCTTCTGCTATCATGGCAGAACGTCAGGCTGCTGTTGAAAGAAAACAAGAAGATGACGCTGATGCTGAAAAACAAAAGAGACAAAAAGAACTAACATTTGAAGCTGATACAATTATCCTTAAAGCAGATAAGATCATATTCACTTCAACACCAACTACACAAGCTCCTGCTGCTGGAGCAGCCAAGAGTGCAGATGTATCAAAAGCACAAGAGATGGGCCCACCCAGTCCTGTAGGAGCTGGCAAACCTTCTGGCGGAGGTGGTGGTTCTGGCGCTGCAGTTGTTATGCAGAGAGCTGATGCAGTTAAAGAATCAGTAGCAAAATCTGCTACTGCTGCTACTGGTGCTGGCCCTTCTGGTAGCCCTTCAGTATCGATGCCATCTGGAGCTGGTGGCGGTCAAGGATCTGGTGGTGCTGCTGGTGGTCCTGCAGCAATAGGTGGAGCAAGTAAGGGTGTTGGTGGTCCTGTATCAAAACCAAATCTTGTAAACGTAAAAACTGCTAGCGGCAAGTCGGTACAGGTTGCTGGTGCTTATGCTAAGAACTTCCAAGGATTCATTAGTGATCTTGAGGCCACGGGTTATAAGATTAGTAGCATAGGTGGTTATGCTGATCGTGCAAACGTAAACAACCCAAGCGTAAAGAGTTACCACGCATCTGGTGCTGCTATCGATATCAATCCTGGATCAAATCCAAACAAGTCAACAAAGACAGATCTACCAGCAGAGACTGGTGCGCTTGCTGCTAAGTGGGGTCTTGGTTGGGGTATGAATTGGAAATCCGTCAAAGATCCTATGCATTTTTCTGCTGCGAAAGGCGAACAGGGAACATTTGATATCCCAAGAAATGGATCCATAGCTGCTGGTGAAGTTGAGGGTACTGCAGCCAGTGGTGGTGGCGGTGGTGATCAGGGCGGAAAGAAAGAAGATAAGAGTAAAGACCCAGTCGGCTCAGGAGGTCCAGATACAGCTACTCCACCACAAGCCAAGAAGGAAGATAGTGGTAGTGGTGCAAAACCAGCCAAGGGTGGTGGCAGCGGAATGAGAAGCGAAGCGGCCAGTGGTGGCGGTGGTGGTACTCCGACTCCTGCAGCTCCGTCTACTGGTGCCGATTTAGCCAAAGCATCTTCTAACGACATAGCAAGTCAGAGATCGGCTGATAAAAATATTGCTGCTGAAGCTCCATCTAACAGTGGTGGTCAGGCTCCGGCATCTGGTAAAGAAGGTAATGCTAGATTTGATAAAGATAATGTTGGTATGGTTGAACCTGCTGATGCAGCGAAACGTCTCAAAGATCTGTTCGGAATGGCAGCATAAAAAAAGGGGAGCTAAATGCTCCCCAATTCTTTAGCCTTTGTTGGCTAGTTTATTAAAGAACTCCAGACCATCATCATCGTCATCATCGTCTGAGAACTTAGGAGCTGCCGCAGGTGCAGACTTAATAGCAGGCGCTGCAGCCTCTTGTTTCCAAGGGGCATCATCCTCCGCTGAAAGATAAGTCTCAGCTGCACTCGCGCGAGCGGATGCTGGAGAGCCATCGAGACCAAGGACACGGTTCAGCTTCGCCTTCAATTCATCATAAGACTTGAAGTTAGAAGGAGCAAGGAATCCCTGAAGAGAATGTTCTTTCTTCCAGATTGCTTCCATCATCTCGTCATCACCAAGAGGCGCTGTAGTTGAGAACTCTGAACGGTCATAGTTACGGTAACCATCAACGTTACGGATCTTCAGCTTGAAGTTAGCACCAGCCCACAAATCGAATGGGTTAAATGCTTCAACGTCAGGAAACGCTGGGTTCATAGCATCATTGAGCTTATCAAAGATCTTCTTGCCATAACGGAACAAGAATACCTTACCCTCGTTCTCAGGATTTTGCTGGTCAGTAATAACATAGACATTACTGATAAAGCTGACCTTACGCTTTTGATCGCGAGCAATCTTCTTATCAGACTCAAGACCAGAGTTCCAGAGCTGAGTGTTATATTCGCTGACAGGATCGGTCTTGCCGATAGTAGTCAGTGAGTTCTCAATATACCAAGAACCTGTTGGTCCCTTGAATCCGTGTTCAAACATACGGATAAAAGGCACATCTTCATTTGGGGGAGCGGGAAGGAAACGGATAACAGCATAGCCATTGCCAGCCTTATCTACGTTAGGATACCAAAAACGATCATCAGACTTCTTATCGCCTTGCTGACCGCCACTGAGCTTAGAGAGCTCTGAGGTAAGTTGTTCGAGTGAAGACTTACCAGAATTACGTTTAAGTTGTGAAAAATCTACCATTTGTATTCTCCGTATTGTTAGTATTAATCGTATTGACAGTATTGTTTAATTGAGCAGTATAACGCTCAAGTTTATTTAGTATACTAAACATCGCTAAATTTGTCAAGTACTATCTTCTTAAACTTTTCTCTGTCGTAGTTTAAGAATGGTCTATACTTGATAATCTTAGTTGAGATGCTTGCCCAAGACGGATCATATTCCATCTTCTTATTCCAGTATACCATACACTGAACCATATCTGCCAGTATGATCAGGGTCTCAAGAGAAACTTCATTACGAAGATAAAGTTTCAGCAACAGTGGGTGACTGTTGTCTTTTATCTTAAAATTAGAATTGAAATCCTCATCTAATTTAGATAGTTCGTTTGTAAAATTGTAGGTAAGTGATTCTTTACGCTTCAGCCAATCCTGATAGATCTGTTCGGCTGTTGAAGAATATGCAATTTCTTTTATCCAAGTTTTCTCGTTCACAAGGAGATTAGACAAAATATAGTTTACTGGGTCAGTGTGTTTGGCGACCTTCATAAAGTATAGTTTATCTTTTCTCTTCTCAAAAGAGTCAAAAGAAACTCTGCTTTTACCTGCATATTTGAAGTAATCATAACTTGGCTTGGTGAAGTGGTTCTTCAGAGCAAGATATTCTTTATAACATTCAAATGCTGACATCATAAATTCTTATCAAGTTGTTTTGAGAAAAATGCTCGCAGTGCTTTATCAAAACGACGATCGTTATCACCTTCATCTGCTAACCATTCTTCATAAAGTTTAAAGATTGCATCTTCGAGTGGTTCAATGGGTTTACCAAGTCTACGTTTCTCGAATTCTTCGTAGATCTCCCAATCCTCAAAATCAGAAAGATCTCCATCAATAACATAACCACGAGATTGTAATTCGTCTTTCAGATCCCAATCGTCAAAATCATCAAGACTGCATTCAACTTCTTTTACTTTTGCAATCATATCGGCAACTTAGCTCCACCTTTGAGGAAATTAAGATTCTCAGCATCAGCCTGAAGTTTAGATTTAATTACGGGATCTTTCTTGATTACACCAGCAAGAACTTCTACATCAACATTGTTTCTCTCGCACCAAGTTACGACTGCGTCAATGTAATCGACATTGTTTCTACACATCTTGTCTATCTCATTATTAAACTTAACGACGTCGAATGCAAATTTCATTACTGCTCCTTTGATGATGGTAGGGGTAGCGAAAAAATGGTGCTCGGTGTGGGACTCGAACCCACTATAATACGTTTATGAGACGCAGGCATATACCGCTTATGCTTCCCGAGCTTTAACTAGGAATAATGGCGATCTCTGCTGGATTCGAACCAGCGACCCACAGCTTAGAAGGCTGTTGCTCTATCCTGCTGAGCTAAGAGACCATTAAAAGTATTTTTCGAAGATTATAAGACTTGCTGTCGTAACAAAAAACCCAAGAGATAACCAAAACATGGTATCGAAAACGATAGGTCCACAGGTTGATAGAGTTATGACCATGACATCCAAGCCCAAACCAATAGAGCAGCTGGTATTACGATATGTTCAAACACTTCATACAGTGCCATGAATGAAAGAAGGATAGCGAACCATATGCTCGCCTTTGCACGTTCAGAAACATAAGCAAACATCTTATGGTGAAAATCGCTAATAAATTGTGCTAACTTTTGCATTTTGGTTCCTTGAAGATAATATATTATAAATAATATTGTCAGTCGCGGAGGGCAATCCCACTGACTCTATGTTAGAAAGGAAACACAGCATGGTTATTTATCACAAACATCACATAATTCCTAAACACGCTGGTGGATCGGACGATCCATCTAATATTGTTCTTTTAACTGTAGAAGAGCACGCAGAAGCGCACAAAAAATTATGGGAACAACATGGTAATGAATACGATAGAATTGCTTGGCTTGGT